AATTAGTTCGTAAGGAGGATTATGACTGCAGTAATAAATGGAATCCAATATATTGGAGGACAGACATCACCAAATGATTTTATTAACAATCAAGCATCTACTATGGATGGTACGCAAACTGTTGAGAATGGAGTTCTTGCAGGTCCGATAACTATACCTGGTACAATAACAGTAACAGGGACATTGGTAATAGTTTAATGAGTAAAATAGAAGTTGATGAAATAGTTAAACAAAGTGGTTCCACTCTTACATTAGGAGGCCCAGGAACTGCGGTAACTTTAGGATCTGGTGCTACACAGACAGGTTTTGGTAGAACAGGGACAGTAGATTGGTGCACGACTGCTAAAACATCGCCGTTTACTGCTGTTAGTGGTGATGGATTTTTTGTTAATACTACAAGTGGTGGGATTACGGTCACACTTCCAAGTTCGCCTTCTCAGGGAGATATTGTTGCATTTAAAGATTATGCTAACACTTGGGATTGTAATGCAGTAACATTATGTAGAAATGGATCAAAAATTAATGGTGTTTGTTCTAACACAGATTTAGTTACAGAATCTCAATCGGTAACTTTAATTTACGTAGATGGTACAAAAGGATGGCAAGATATACACGATTCAACAGCAAACATATCAGGTAATCCAGGTTTTATATCAGCGACTGGTGGAACAATTACAACTTCAGGAGATTTTAAAATTCATACATTTACAGGAGACGGATGTTTTGCAGTAACAAATACTTTTGGCTCTGGAGTTGGAGCTAAAGTTTCTTATATGGTTGTTGCTGGCGGTGCAGGTGGAGCTGGTAATGCAGGAAATTTTGATGGTGGCGGAGGCGGAGGTGCAGGTGGTTTTAGAGAAGGTAAACAAGCCTGTGCTGGTTACACAGCAAGTCCTTTAGCAGCTACTCCTTGTTCAGGTTTACCTGTAAGTGTTCAAACTTATTCAATTACCGTAGGTGCAGGTGGAACTGCCTCTGCTCCTGCTTCTGGTGGAACAGGATCAAATTCAATATTTTCTACAATCACTTCTGCTGGAGGTGGTGGTGGAGCAAGATCACCTGGAACAGGTGGAAGTGGTGGTTCAGGAGGTGGTGGAGTTAATTCTGCTTGTACAGCAGGAGCTGGTAATACCCCTCCAGTCAGTCCTCCTCAAGGAAATAATGGAAGTCCTGGAGTAAACTCAGGTTCTTCAGCAGGTGGAGGTGGTGGTGGCGCTACTGCTGTTGCTGGTACTGCAACATTATCACCATTAAAAGGTGGAGCTGGTGGTGCAGGTGCAACCACTTCAATTAATGCTACACCAACAACTTTTGCAGGTGGTGGCGGTGGAGCAGGTTATGTAGGAGGTTCTAATCCAGCACCTAATTCAGGTGGAAATGGAGGAGCAGGTGGTGGTGGAAGCGGAGGAAGTAATCCTCCAGCGCCTTATACTCCTTTTGTTGGTCAAGCTGGAACAGCTAATACTGGAGGCGGTGGTGGTGCAGCTGCTAATCCAGGAGGATCAGGTGGAGCTGGTGGTTCAGGAATAGTAATAATAAGATATAAATTTCAATAATTATGACAAGTACAATTAAAGTAAATAAAATAGAAAAAGTTGACGGAAGCACCATAGAATTAGGTGGACCAGGCACTTCAGTTAATTTAGCATGTGGCGCCACACAAACAGGTTTTGGTCGTACTGGGACAGTTGATTGGTGTACGACTGCAAAGACGTCTCCATTCACTTCAGAAAATGGTAAAGGTTATTTTATTAATACGACATCAAGCGGTGTTACAGTTACACTTCCTTCATCACCAAGTGCAGGAGATATTGTGGCAATAAATGATTATGCAAGAACTTTTGCTTGCAACGCTGTTACATTATGTAGAAATGGTTCTAAACTGTGTGGTGTTTGTGTTAATGCAACTTTGGATACAAAGGGACAATCAATTACATTAGTTTATGTTGATGGAACTAAAGGTTGGAAACCAGTTAATGATGATGCAACGAGTTCAATAGGATCGGCTTTTGTTACTGCAACAGGCGGTACAATAACGACTTGTGGAAATTTTAAAATTCACACTTTCACTGGTGATGGATGTTTTCAAGTTACAGATGCTGGTAATTCTGCTGGCTCTAATAAAGTAAGTTATATGGTGGTAGCAGGTGGTGCCGGTGGTGGATATAGTGCTGGTAATTCTTCTGGTGGTGGAGGTGCAGGTGGTTTTAGAGAAGGTAAAGCACCAGCTTTTGATACTTATACAGCTTCACCATTAGTGGCACCTGATGGTTTGTCAGTTTCAGTTCAAACTTATCCAATTACAGTCGGAGGAGGTGGTGCAGCAGGAACTCCAGGTGCACCTGTAAAAGGATCAAGTGGAGCAAATTCAGTTTTTAGTTCAATAACCTCTGCAGGAGGCGGAGGTGGAGGTGGAGTAACAGGTTCGGCACCTTGTGCACCAGGAGTTGCTGGTGGTTCAGGTGGTGGCGCAACTGGTTATGTATCTCCAGGTTCTCTTCCAATATCAGGCGGTGCAGGAAATACACCCCCTGTATCACCACCTCAAGGTACTGCTGGAGGAACTGCTAATGGAAGATATGCCTCTACAGGAGGTGGAGGTGCTACAGCAGCAGGAGGAAATACATCACCAGGAGATAACGTTGCATCTTCAGCTGGTGGTGCGGGAGCTACTACGAGTATTAATGGATCTCCAACATCTTTTGCTGGCGGTGGTGGAGGAGCAGGTTATGGTCCTCCAAGTCCAGCTGCAAAAGGAGCTGGTGGATTAGGTGGTGGTGGAGACGGAGGTGGAAATTGTAGAGGTACTATGACTGGTGTGGCTGGAACTACTAACACTGGTGGTGGCGGAGGCGGCGGTGGATATTCAAGTCCAATAAGTCCAGTATCTGGTACTGGAGCAGCCGGAGGAAGTGGTATAGTAATAATAAGGTATAAGTTTCAATAGGTAAATTATGAGTAAAATTAAAGTAAACGAAATAGAAAATAGAACAGGTAGCACGCTTACATTAGGTAAGTCAGGCACAACAATACAATTAGCTTGTGGTGCTACTCAAACAGGTTTTGGTAGATCAGGTTCTGTAAACTGGTGTACAACGGCAAAAACTACTCCATTTACAGCAGAAAATGGTAAAGGGTATTTTGTAAATACCACAAGTGGAACAGTAACTGTTACACTTCCTGCCTCTCCAAGTGGAGGTGACATTGTTGCTATTAAAGATTACGCTAGAACTTTTGCAACTAACAAAGTTGTTGTCGCTAGAAATGGTTCTAATATGGATGGTAGTGCTGCTTGCACAAATTTAACTGCTACAGGTACATCAGCTACATTAGTATTTGTTGATGCAACTAAAGGTTGGCAGTTTGTAAATGATGATGCAACCGCTTCAGCAGGTGGTTTATTTATGGCAGCAACAGGTGGAAATACAGTAGCAACTTGTGGTGATTTTAAAATACATACTTTTACAAGTTCAGGAACTTTTTGTATTTCTTGTGCAGGTAATTCTGGTGGAAATAATCAAATGGAATATTTAGTAGTAGCAGGTGGTGGGTCAGGAGGATCAGAAAATGGTCAATCAGTAGCAGGAGGTGGAGGTGGAGCAGGAGGTTTTAGATTTGCTTCACCATCTTTAGCACCTGGAGCAAATACTTTTCCAGCAAAACCTTTAGCAGCACCAACAACATTAACAGCATCTGCTGGAGCAATTCCAGTAACGGTTGGAGCTGGAGGAGCAATTGATCCTGTAGGAACTAATGCTGGGAGTCCTTCAGTTTTTTCAACAATAACCTCAACAGGAGGTGGAGGTGGTGCATTTACAGGAGCACCAGGTCCATCTGGTTTGAGAGGAGGAAATCCTGGTGGTTCAGGTGGTGGTGCGTCTCATGGAACATCATACCCAGGACCTGCAGGTGGAGCAGGAAATACTCCTCCTGTAAGTCCCCCACAAGGAAATCCTGGTGGTGGATTAATTGGTGGTTCAACATATTTAGGTGGTGGTGGAGGTGGCGCTTTAGCAGCGGGCGGTGGTGCACCTTCTAGTGCAGCAGGTCCAGGTGGTGTTGGAGGAGGTTTTCCCACTGCTTTTGGACTTAATGGTGACACTAATCCTTCTCCTGGAGATGCTTTTAGATATTTTTCTGGTGGAGGTGGTGGTGGAGGTTCAAGTAATAGACCTGAAACCGGTCCAGCAGGAACTGGTTCATTAGGTGGTGGTGCAGCTGGTGGTGCTGGTCAAAATCCTGCTCCTGCAAATGCTACAGCTAATACTGGCGGTGGCGGTGGTGGTGCTGGAAATGAATTTCCAAATCCAGGAACCCCTCTTACTGGTAGTGCAGGAGGAAGTGGAATAGTAGTAATAAGATATAGATTTCAATAGTTGAATGGTAATTAAAAATAATATATAAGGAGAACATTATGGCACATTACGCAAAATTAGGAGCAAACAATAAAGTTATAGCAGTTCATGTTGTAGCTGATAAAGATTGTCAAAACGCTGATGGTGTTGAAGATGAAGAAGTAGGCAGACAGTTTTTGGAAAGAATCCACAGCTGGCCTCTTTGGAAAAAAACATCTTACAATACATTAGGTGGACAACACAAAGATGGCGGAACACCTTTAAGAGGTAACTACGCAGGCATAGGTTATACTTATGATGAGGACAATGATTTGTTCTTACCTAAAAAACCTTATGCTAGTTGGGTTCTAAATGTGGCAGAAGCAAGATGGCAATCACCAGTTGGTGATGCTCCAGCATTATCTGAAGAAGAACAATCTACTCATGTATATGAGTGGAATGAATCTACAGGTGCTTGGGATAAAGTCGCTAGATAATCCACTTGACATTATTATTGGGGTTTATTACATACTAGATAGGTATGCAAAAGAAAGTATTAACAGAAGTTGATTTATATTATGGCAAAGTTGATATGCCAAAAGGCTTTGAGATAGACCGGGATCAAATAAGAAACGACATTATAGAATCTTACGTAAAGCAAAATAAAATTAACAATAATCCACAAGCTTATGCTTTTGATGATTATGTAGTTCCTTTTTCTCAACCTTTACAATGGATGCAAGATTATGTGAGAGATCATTGGGGAGTTGAATATGGTAAAACTTTAGTAACTAAAACTATGCACGGCAATGTTATGCACCCTAAAGAAAAGTCTTGGACAAGAAATCAAGTTGAACCTGTAGATTTACGTAACTCACCAGATTATACACTTATTTACGGTGTTGATGTTAAAGAGGGTTCTTCAGAGTGTATTATTGAATATGATGATAACAGAAGAAAAAATAGAACTTGGCATATACCTATAAAAGATAATCACTTTATAATGTTTCCAGCTACTAATAAGTATTCTTTTTCACCTAATACTTCTAATGGTTTAAATATAATTTTAACAATTAACTATGAATATATCTAATTACTTCTGGTACTTTCAATCTGCAATACCACCAAGAATTTGCGATATGATTGTGCAATATGGTAAAGCAGAAAAGAATAGAGAGATAATGGCCATTACAGGTGGTTATGGTAGAGATAGAGATTTAAATAAACAACCACTCACTAAAGATGAAATAAAAGATCTACAAAAGAAAAGAGATTCAAATATTGTTTGGATGAACGATAGATGGATATATAAAGAAATACAACCTTATGTGCATCAAGCAAATGCAAATGCAGGTTGGAATTTCGATTGGGATTTTTCAGAGTCTTGTCAGTTTACTATATATAAAAAAGGTCAGTATTATGATTGGCACTGTGATAGTTGGGATAAACCTTATATGGAAGAAGGTCCAACAAAAGGCAAGATTAGAAAATTATCTGTAACCGTAACGTTAACAGATCCAAAAGAATACAAAGGTGGAGAGTTAGAGTTTGACTTTAGGAATTTAGATCCTGATAAAAAACCTAACATTAGAG